TCCAGAGTCCACCAAGTTCACCAAGTTCCAAAAGACCATAGTAACGATCAAGGCCGCGCTCATCATAATAAAGACGGACTTCCACATCTTGATTCTCCTTACTTAAACGCGATTTATGAGTCTTTGCCTTGATAATATTTCCAATGACTTCCGTTCCATCCTTCTCTTTCTTCTTACTAAGATAAATGATAGTAGAAGCGGCGTACTTAAGACCACTACCACCACCCATTTCTTTTGTAGGAACATAAGCACCAATAACATCATAAGTGTGATTAGTAACTAACATGGGAATATTCGCTTGACCCAGTTTAAGAGTCAACATACGGAAGGCACCTTTAATCAGTTGAGATTTGGTCATGTCCCGAACTTCTTTATCGTTCAGAGCATCATTGATCTCTTTACTGGTAGAAAGCATTCCTAGAGAGTCTAACACAAACATGCAAGGACTGCGTTCTCCTTCAGGTTTCTTCATATACATATCAACTGCCTTGAGTGCCTTTGTGCGAAACTCTTCAACAGTTACGACATTGACAACCACCAAGCGAGTTGTGTCAATTCCCCTGCTCTCCAGAAGGGATTTTGTGATTGCTGCTTCAGTATCAAAATACAGACAATATCCATCAGGATTATTATCAAGAAAATTTTTAACGACGGCGAGAGAGAAGAAAGTCTTACCTGTAGAACTTTCGCCTGCGATTGCAGTAATCTTATTCCCAGATACCCCACCAAATATACTGCCGGATACAAGAGCATTAAAAATGTACGAACCCGTATCCACAAAAGTTTCAGTTTCATTAATATCTGAAGCAAGTTGGGTGTATTCACCACCAATTTCTTTAATTATATCTTTAAGAAAATCCATTAATTTTTCTCCTTGTTCAATACGTTCATTTTATAAGACCAAAGTTTTGACCATAATTGCCAATTTTTAGATCTATCCTTTTCAAGCATTTTTAAAATTGTTTCAAATTCTACAGAATTTATAGGTAGTTCCATCAAGTAAAAAAGTCCTCCAAAGATGCAATCTTTTCATGTTTCCATCCAATTGCATTCAAAATAATTTTCAATGGTTCAAGAAATCCTTTTTCAAATTGAATGTCATAATTTACGAACTCATTAAGTCCCAATTCTTTCGGGAATTCCTGAATGAAAGAAATTACATTTTCGTGAATGGGATTTGGAAGTTTCAAATAGCAATATTTAATTTTTTCGCCATTTTGAATCAGTGAATATTTATTCGTCAGTTTGCTTTTGTTCACATAATGATTAAACAAAAGTGCTCCTCTAACATGAATCGGACATCCTTTTCCTGTATTTTTCAAATAAATTGTAGCTGGTGATTTCCATTTTACAACATCGGAAATGGATTTGGGAAATGAAATTTGCTCTGGAGAATACTTTTTAAATTCCTTTCTTTGTTTTTCAATATAATCAATGAGAGTATCTTCTGTACCACTCATCATAATTTTAATGGCATTTTTAATCATCTGCCGACAAGGAGCTGGAGTTGAAGATTTAATTGCTTCAATTCCCATAATCTTAAGTTTTGGTTCTTCATACCGAACTCCTTCACTATCCCATACATTGAGAATATAACGTTTTTTTGCAGTCCAGATTCCACGATCAGCAATGTTCTCTCGCTTCATCTGCATCTTTTGTTCGTATGAATTTAAGTATTCCGCCAATTCTTGGTAAGAACCTTCAATATATTTTTCAAGTTCCACTTTAGCGACCTTATCAAGGAACCCCACAATGCTTTCAGTAACTTTCTCTCTTCCCTTGAATATACTTTCAACCAAAGGACCCATATGGAGATAAACAGAATCAGTATCAGCATAAATGACATATTCAATATCCTCAGTTTTAAGAGCTTTATTCATGTATTCATTCAATTTACTTTCGATCCAACGAATCGCCACTTGTCCACCGAGGGTAATTGCCTCAGCATTTTCAAGTTTGTAGTATCGGAAATATTGATTTCCAATAGCACCATAAGCAGAATTTAATTGAATCTTACGTGCCATTTGAATATTATTACAACGATCAATCTCCTTTCTCAGTTCTTCTGTGGGAGTTTTTTCGTATTTCTTCTTAGCGGCAATCATTTTCTTTTTATAGATCACACGTTCATTATAAATCTTTTCCATCAATTCAGGAAGAAATCCACGAACATCTTTTCTATACATAGATCCATTTGGACAGATTGCATAATCTTCATAACCATCAATAGAAATTTTACGGTCAAGAATTTTATCCACAGAAATATTTGGGAATCTTTCTTCGATTAGTGTTTCTGGGCTAATGTTTGATTGCATAATCAAGTGAGGGTATAGGGAATTAAGATCAAAATTAACAATCCAATCATAGACCCCCGGTATTGGATCTTTTACATGAGCACCAGCATACTTATCATTCTTTTCAGTTGGATCTTTAGGAGGAATTACGATGTTCTTTTTCTTAAGATAATTGTAAATGATCGCATCCCACATCCTGACTTGGTAGAATACATCTACAAAGTTTACTTTTGCGTCGAATGCCATATTGATTGCCAATTCAATCAATTTCTTCTTATCCTCTAAACGATCAACAAGTTCCACGTCAACAATATTATACTCAACAAATTTCTGCCATCCCTTTGTATAAAAATCCTTAAACGTATCGAACTCAGAGTGATCTAGTTTCTTTTGACCCAATTCAACTTCAGCAATATAATCCAGACGATATGATTCCTGGGCAGTATAAGTAAACTTCTTGTAAAGGTTCAAGTAATCTAGTTGAGTAAGTCCACCAATATCATAGTTTACTTGTTCTCGATTATTCATGAAAACTTTGTTTTCAGTTACAAGTCCCCAAGGTGAAAAACTTTTCATCCGTTTTTCACCAAGAACTCTTGCAAGACGACCACAAATATAAGGAATATCAAAAAACTCGATATTCCAACCAGTAACAACTTCTGGAATATTGTGCTCCCAGTAATTGAGAAACTTTACCAAAAGATCATATTCAGAGTCACATTGAATATAATGAACATTTTCTTGTTTGTTATCAAATGGACCGATTCCCCATGTTGTAATTTGTTTTGTTGCATAATCTTGAATTGTAATCAGAAGAATTTCTTCTGAACATTCTTTGGGATCTGGAAATCCATTTTCTGAAGTAGTTTCAATATCAATAGTATAAAGTTTAATTTTAGTAATGTCAAACTTTATTTCTTCTTCTGGATACTTGTCAGAAATATACTGATAGATATACCTATCATTTCCATAAATTTTAAAGTTATTTACATCTTCATACTGTTTATAAAACTCTCTGCAGTCCTTAACTGTTCCAGGTTTAATTGCTTGAACGTATTCCCCCTCAAGAGTTTTATATTCAGTTTTTTTATTTGATTTTACAAAAAGAGTAGGAGAATACTCTTCTTTGAACATCACACGTTCACCATTTTCATAACCACGAACGAGAAACTTATTCCCGATCATTTGGACGTTCGTATAAAATCTCATTTGATAAGATGCTCTGTGTATTTTTCTAGAAGTGTTGCTCTTGGAGTAAAAAAGGTTACTATTTTATCGGAATGAATTTCAAATGAATTTACTCCTGGTTTTGAAAATTCTTGTAACCATGTTCCTTCGATTTCCCCCGTCAATTGATTTACCAAATAGGGGTCTGTCAATCTACAATCTGGTTCACCTATATCACATGCTATCTGTTCAATTTCACTGATCAACAATTGATTGTTCATCAGAAGAATCGCTTTGATTAATTTCGGTTCCTTCTTCTCTTCTGTCATTTTTCAATACCTGTGTTTCATACATTTCTTTAAGATTACTACTAGGATTTACCATAGTTACTGCCCAATCACAAAAAATCTCAACCGTTTCATCCTCGGTTAGAGCAGGCCAAGGATAAAGAGAAACGCTCATTTGATTTTCAGCCACCTCTTCATGAGGTTCTGTGACGCGAAATTCCCCATTGATTATCACTTGACATGGTTTAATCAATTGATACTTAACTAGATCCTCTCCACGGAACATGCCATTAATATCTGCAATGATCTGTTCACCGGATTTTAACAATAAAACTTTTACGGTCATTTTCCTCTTAATACCTCTTACCATTTTACCAAGAAAAAGGAGGGGTGTCAACTGGTTTTTGCCAGTTCCCCTCCTAATTTGAGTATGCGACAACGATAGTTATCGGGGGTAGCCCAATATTATTTATAGATAATCTTTTCGTTTATGAGATTCTGGAACAATTTTACCAAGAACAACGCTCAACAATCCATCCTCAAATTCAACTGATCTAACTTCTGTGTCATCTGCGAGAGTCCAAGATCTAGTGAAGGATCGTTGCGCCAATCCTTTGTGTACGTAGGTGGACTCCGTTTCCTTGTCTTCTTTTTGCCCTTCCACAAAGAGTTTTCCGTCTTGCGTGTAGACAAAAACTTCCTTTTTCTTAAATCCTGCGAGTGCGATTTCCAAACGTGATTCGACATTGCTTAACGTAACTAAGTTATATGGGGGATAATTTGAAGTCGTTTCGTGAAGATTCCAGAATCTATCAAAAAAGTAATCATCAAAACCAATACCATATCGATGAATCCTATCCATAAGGGTAGGAAGATCCGACGTATTTAATCGTGCGAGATTAGTCATTATAGTAGCTCCTTTAAAAGCGAGTTTGTATTTTGTGGACCCCGAAGGCATCCATAGTATATATTAACATAAGCATAAAAAATGGAGGTGTTGAAACCCCCATTATTCTATAGTGTTTTCCGAATTACTCAGAAACTGTTCTTTTTTTAACACCGATATTATATTTTTGTTCAAGAATCCATTCGTTTTTTTCTTTGTACGCAATGACCTTGATTTGATTGAGAGGTGCAATATCCATAATTTTTTCCTCATCAATTACTTCAATAAGTCCCCAATCCGAAAGAAGTCGAATAATACGGTTTCTTCTTTGAACATCATTCACAGTAAGGTTTGCATGTTTGCCGTCCAAAGCAAACAATTCCTTAAAATGAGTGATGTAGTATCTACCCTGTTTATGTAAAATATGGGCACTTTGATACAATTTTTTTTCTTTTCTCGATGCTACTCCGATTCTTGTAAGGGTTTCTCTTACTTTTAAGAAATCGTCTGGTTCCCTAAGGGTAACTTCTACCATCATGTCGGGAGACCAATTTACTTGAGGTTCAATAGTTTGGTTTGTCATGTTAATCCGCCAATATCAAGTCGTTGTTTGATCCAATTAATTTGATCATTTCTAAGGATCTTTAAAGCCTGGGATGCTTTTTCATTACTATAACCATAGTATTGCTTAACACATTCCAAATCTTTTACACTATCCTTACGGAGCCAGGGAGAGAATCTCTTCTTTTTCCTCAATGTATTTATAAAAAACAAATATTGAAGATCCTTATCCAGACTTGGATATTTGTTAATTTCATTAGCAAATAAAACACAATCCAAATGTCCGGACAAACATCTATTAATAATATAAGATGGATATTCTTTTTTATTCGATGGGTCACCCTCCATCAAATTTTCTTTTGTATAGTTTATAGAATTTAACCAGTCTTTCAATTCAATAGTCATCGGATAATCTCCAAATCAACTCCAGGTTTCCACAATTCAAGTTCAGTTCTAAGAAGTCCTGAATTTTTCAATTTCTCATATCTTTTTGTAGATTTTCTTTTCCACCATTGAATTACCTCTTCAACTTCATATCCAAATTTTGATAAGTAATATCTTTTTTTCTCAGTTAAAGATTTGGCATGTTCAATACATTGTTTAAACTCATGTAACTTTGAAGCATCTTGAAGAGACTTTGTGATGATTGAAATCATCTTGGTTTGAATTTTCAATTTTTTAGAAGATTTGTCGGCAGAGATTAATCGTTCTCCACCGTTGGCATTATTATTAAACCACCAAAACATTTCACGAAAGTAATCATCATGAAATAGAGGAAGAAATTTACTTTCAGTATCCCCTATATGTTTAATATATGGTTTAAGTCCATCATACATAGATACACCTTTAGTTGTTCCATATAAAGATGTGGTTTCAAAATACTTAAGATCCGTACCATACTTTGAATCAAATTGACGCTTTAGTTCATTTGATGAAGCTAAAAGGGCCAGTAATTTCCCTCCCAAGTAATTGAATCCAAAAGGTTGAGTAGGAACAATATTAAAACCCATGACAAAATGAGAGTTAATATCAGATAGAGGAAGGACTTCACCGAAATAATCATTACGAGGTTTACTGTTTATTGTTGGAGACCCAAATCTAATCACTCCAACAATTTTATTGGTATTGGTTTCTTCAACTATCCATTTCAATGTTCTTCCTGGAATTGCTTCTTCTATTGCATTTGATGCCGTATCATTCAAAATTTCAGCATAAAGATCTTGATTATATTTGGATTTAGGTTTTGCAGAAGTATCAACTACGCAAATTTTAAAATCCATATCCATTGGATGAATATTGAAATCTGAAAATATTTCATACTCTGGTCCAAATAATTTACCAGAGGATTCCATAATTCTACTATTCTTTACAAATCTAAGATAATCATCAATTCTATTGAATTTTGAGTAGTAGTCAATAAATTGATCTGCTGCCCAAATTGCTTGTTCGGGTGATAACATCAGAGAATAAGATCTTTATTTGGAGTTACAAGTTTACTTCCAAACATTTGATTGTACTGTTCAACAATCGTTACATCTGGATCCGCAATGTAAACGATAAAATTCTTAGAAACTTCCATTTCTGGATTTTTTTTATCGATCAAAGGAGACCAAGGAACAAATCCGATTCTGCCTTCTTGAGTTGGAAAGGACACAATAGGATTTTTTAGTTTAATGTGTGAATCAGTCTCTTCGACTATATTAGTAATAACATCTTCACCACTGGACATTCTAACAAGTTTTACATTCAACATTTTTAATACCTCATTTAAACTCACATTCTACCATGATTTCAGTTAATGCTGCAAGTAGGTTAATTTCCTGATCGGCAACAAATGCTGATTGATACTGATACTTTGCAACAATTAAAATTGCAATAGGAATACTCGCTGGTGTCAATTTTTCATAGCAAGCGTCATAAATTTTACGAAGAATAGTGCTTGCGTCATTATCAAGGTTTGACACAACCCATTTACGAACATCATTAAATTTTTTACCCTTCAAATTGTCGATCAAATCATCAACTGCAACATCAGAAAACATTGCAAGGATACCAGAATCAATTTTACCTCCGGCAGAATATCTTTGACATTCATTTAGGACTCTTCTCCAATCTGGAAAATAATTTTTAACCAATTGAATTAGAACTTTTTCATCGTAAGAAACTAAATTTTCATCAAGAATATCTTCCAATCTTTGAAGAAATTCTCCCGCCAATTTAGATTTATCTTTACCCTTCAAAGAAAACTCAATTACAGCACACCGACTATGTAGTGGTTCAATAATCTTGTTCTTATAGTTGCAGGTGAAAATAAATCTACAATTACTACTAAATTGTTCAATATTTGCCCTCAACAAAAGTTGGACATCATTTCCAGTATTGTCTGCCTCATCAATAATAATAACTTTATGTTTTGCATCAGATGTGATGGAAACAGTAGATGCAAAGTTTTTTGCTTGATTCCTCACAGTGTCAAGAAATCGACCTTCATCAGAACCATTAATATAATAAAAATCAACTCCAAGTTCGGAGCACAATGCCTTTGCAACTGTGGTTTTACCAACTCCTGGAGGTCCAGCAAGAAGTAGATTAGGAATTTCACCCTTATTTACAAACTGCTTGAATGTTTCTTTGGTTCTTTCCGGAAGAATGCATTCATCAATAGTTTGGGGTCTATATTGCTCGACCCAAAGAAAATCAGTGTTACTCATAATTTAAATCCATTCAGGTTTACGTTGCGGCATACGAAGATAATTAGATGCAACCCAAGGTTTGGATGCGATATACATCTTGTAAGCAGTAAAAGTGTCAATGCTTGTGTCAAGTTTATATTCATCTGGCATAGCACGGGCAAATGATGTTACTTGGTCAATTTTACCTTTAGGAAATAAGTAAAAGGAATCCACAAGAGTTTTGTAGCAAGCGTGGGTTTTACCATATCTCAAGGAATACTCATCGCACAAATTAAGTCCATGTTTAATCAACCAATAAGCATTGTGAATCGACTCTGCTGCCCAGATGGTGCATGGATGATTCCTGAATGCCCCCTTATCGGTCTTGTACGGGGTGTGATCGGTCTTATAAAGGTATCCATACCCGTGTCCCCATTTTTCCGATGCCACAATGGAAAGCATCTGACAGCACTCTAGAGGCATTTTAACAATGTGCTTATCTGGTAGACAAATAGCAGATTCCGCAGGCCATGGTGAAGTAACAAAGATGTTCATAATGAAAGTTCAATAATTTTTGAGAGGTCGATGAATGAAAAGAATGCTTCCAGAACAACGACATCCCATGTACGTATCTTAACAGCAAATGGGATCATTGCCAAGTTCCCAACCAATCGGACAGTACATCCGATTTTCATATCTACATACAAAACAAGGAAGTACCCTACTACAAGTAGTACACTTCCTAAAATTCTAAGGGTATTTGAATTCATTCATTAAATGAAGAATCTGGTTCAAGAGCAATATAGTATGTCAGATCATAATCTTTACTTTTAAATCTAGCAAGATTATTTTTTGAGATTGCAACTTCATAAGATCCCGTAATAATCTTAAGATTCTCCACTTTAAAATTCAAAGAAAAATCCAAATCAGTTTCTCCAACATTAAATGAAAAGTCGTTAGAGGTATCATTTTTCTTGTCCCTTACAATCAAATCAACTTCACCATTTTTACCAATAACAGACAAATCTGGTGCTTGATAAGTATTGGATGCTTTGATCAGTTTATCTAGTTGATTTGTGTCAATTTGAAAGAACACATCTTCAGAATTGAGAGAAATTTCTTTATCGGGAGGAGTTACAATAGTATTTTGACTAGCAAAGAAGAACTTGGATCGTGACTTACCTTCTTTAATGACAACATACCCATCATTATCAAAAATGAGTTCTGGTTGCTTATAAAGATTCAATCCTCCAAGAAATTGAGGGAGATCATAAACTCCAAAATCTTTTGGAAAATCTTCTGTCACAACTGCTTCAGCGTAAATGTTTTTCATTACCGAAATAGTACGAAGTCGATTTCCCTTCTTAAAAAGAATTGAACTATTAATTACAGAGAAATTTTTGAGGATGCTGGTAGTTTTTTCAGAGAGTTTCATAATCACTTATTTTCAATCAGGTCAAGATGGTTGATGAGAAGAATTGTATAATGAAGAACTTTAAACAAATCTGCTCGGGGAGTTCCTTTTGTATCATATCGATCAATGTACTTGGTAACATTACCAGCACAAAACCCCTCACGACGATTATGTTTAATTTTATCTAGAGTTTGCTCCGTTCCATTTCCAGTTCGGTCAACATAATGCTGACTATAAGTACTTGAAATGTAACTTTCCAATTGCTTAAGAATTTTATCTTCATTATATTTCCAAAACCCATTATTGGATTCCTTACTTAAATTGCTTTGGTTTTGTTTTTGCATTTCGGGGAGAGTTTCAAATTGTTCTTCATTAATTTTTGGGCCATTCATTTGAGAGTTCTCCTTCAAAATTGATGGCATGTTTGGAGTTAGTCTTGTCCAATCAGGAGCGGTTGCATAGCATTCTGCACATGCAGTATCTTCTTCGGATAATTGATTTAGAAGTTGTCTAAGATCGTTTGGCAAATTAACTGGATTTTTATTTAAATTTGCTGCTGCCTCAAACATACTTTGATTATTTTCCATAAAAAGGGGAGAAGCATAATTACCTCTCCCAATCATATCAGGTTTCTACTTCATTGTCAATAGGAATTTTCCTCGATAACAATTTTTCCTTCAGGAGCATCTTCTTCTGCTTCATTAGCATTGAAATCAGCATCGAACTTATCATAAGTTTGAATGAAAATCTGTTTGGTCTCTTCATCAAAGCGATTGATGCAGGATTTCAATGCTTTCTCTTTGTTACCAAAGATGCTATAAGCACGAATGATGTGGACTAGACGACGAGTGCTGATAATCTCATCCACACCACCGTCAAAGAAGGTTTTACGGATGTTATCTGCCCAGTCAACGAGTCGTTTGCAGAAGTCGGTATCTTCCACCCCAAGATCCAGAGCAGTGCCTTCAAGGATCTTTTGCTCAGTTGCAGGAGAGGGATAGGACTGCTCCATGGTCACAGGGAATCGTTCCAGGAATGCCTCGTTGAGCACGTTGGTGCCGATGAAACGACCATCATCAGAACCCTTACCCTTGGTGTTTGCAGTGGCAATGACATTGAAACCAGGAGCAGGTTTCACATAACGACCGATCTTCTTCAGGAAGACACCTTTACCTTCAAGAATGGACTGGAGGCACAGGATTTTGTTGCTGGCAAGGTCAATTTCATCAAGAAGCAGGATTGCTCCTCGCTCCAGTGCTTCAATGACGGGACCGTTGTGCCAAGCAGTATCCCCATTGAGAAGGCGGAAACCCCCGATAAGATCATCTTCATCAGTTTCAATAGTAATGTTGACACGAATCAGTTCACGTTTCAGTTGAGCACATGCTTGCTCGACACTGAAGGTCTTACCGTTACCAGAGAGACCAGTGATGAACACAGGATAGAAAATCTCAGATTTAATAATTTTTTTAACATCGGCAAAATTGCCAAAAGGAACAAACGAATCATCCCTTGCAGGAATCATGCATTGCTTTTCTTGGGCGGGAATTGCAGACGGAGAGTTGTAAGCGGTTTCAATTTCAGCAACTCGTTCCTGAGTCACTTCAAGATTCCACCGACCACGACCACTCTTATAATTTTCAAGGCGGCGAGTGATGGTGGGATAAGAAATGTCATGCATTGCACAATATGCATTGACATCACTAGTGGTGATCTCAGTTCCGTAAAGGGACTTGAGTTCTTCGATGATTTGATCGTTAGTCATGGAAATCATTTGGTGGTGTTTGTTTGAACTGAAGTAAGTATAGAGCATGGATGGGGGTGGTGGGTGTCCAGAGTGGACACCCTGCGAACTGTCCACTATGCGACCAGTTCGATAAACTCCGAAAGGATTTTCTTGTTCATTTTTTTAGTAGAAAGAGTTTTACGCATTGCATTACGAATTTGAATCTTAGTTGCACCATCTTCAAGTTGTTCCAAATGGTCAACCGTGTTATTCAATTGAGAATTACCAAGTCCAAAATATTTGTCATAAGGAGTAGAATCAATACTAAATGTTTTAAACTTTTTCCAAATATCAAGAACTTTATACTTTTTGTCATTTTCTGAAAAAGGAACATATTGATCCAGAAGTTTATTCACATCATGCCCACTTTCAACAATACGAAAAGCAATGAAGTTTACACTCGGAAATTCGTCTTTAATGGATTGAAGAATAGTGTCTTGATGACTGTAAGGGGCATGTTTTAGGAATTTGCGAACTTTTCCAGTAACACGATTACGAAGAAAGACATTACCATTGTGATAAAAAACCGAACCATTTCCAAGATAAGCTTCATTAGGATTATTACGAGAAGGAACTTCCTTATCATAATTCAAAGGATTACCTTCACCATCAGTCAAAACAATGCAATGAACCTTTTGTGCTTTATTCTTTTTTTGAAATTGGGGGATAATTTTACGAAGACACATCATGGTTTCATTCAAAGGAGTCCCAGAAAGACTGAGACGAGCAGGATAAGAATACGGAGTCCAGTTTTTAAGAGCATATACAACCCTCCAAATATTCTTCATTTGCTTTTCCAACTCACGATTGCTAACAGAACTTGTAAACAAATTCATGAGAGAGAATTCGATGTCCATTTTCATGGTTCCATTTTTACGAACATATGGATTCACATCAATAGGTGCCGTTTTCCAATTCTGAGTAAAAGCATATACATCAAAAGGAATTGAACACTTTTTACAGAAATTGATAAGATTGTAAAGTTGTTTCAGAGTAGGAAGAATAGTATTTCCCATAGAACCAGACCAATCAAGAATAAAAATCAATCCATGATTCTTACCATCTGGAATGGTAGTCACCTTTTTAAAGATGTCATCCGTCAACTTATACGTGTGTAGTTTATTGCAATCCAAAACTCCAGTTTTAGATACAGAAGCACGGGAATAAGAATCTGCTGCTTTTTTACATTCAAATTCTTTGACAAGATAATTCACTTCTTTCATGCAAGAAGATTTGTATTCTTGATAAGTTTGGTCTGCATTATAAAAAATAGATTCCCCATTAATGTAAACAGGACAATGCTCTTGCTGAGCAGCAAATTCTCCACTCAAATATTGATGAATTTCATTGTTCGATGCCACAAAGGATTCAAGTTTAAATTCAGGAAATTCAAGATACAAATTATCATGTTGAGCATTATCATTGATCAAAGATGAAAGTTTGCGATTCAGAATTTCATCAGTAATAGACTTTTCTTCATCGCCCTTTCCTGCAGATGAATCAGTGGAATCATTAGTACTTTTAGGTTGATCACCGCTAGAAGATTCAAAATCTGGATTTAGAGCACCACTATTTTCAGTAGAATCTTCTCCACTATCTTTCTCCTCCCCTTCGTCAGAATCACCAGATTCTTGAGGAACTTGAGGTTCACAAAAATCCCCAGCACCACCAGATTCCTGGGTGAGATCGACTTGTGCAGGAACGTTTTCCTTGACTACTTCCTTTTCTTTTTTAGAATAGTTGTAAATTTCCTCAGAAATATTCAACACTTCATCAAAAGTTTCTGCATTTTCAACCATGTCAACAAACCGTTGCTCAACACTATCAAAGTGAAGATCCAGGAAATTGCCGATTTTAAAATAAAGATTAATACGATCAATCAAACTAAAAGTATCAATCTTGTCATCTTTGAGTTCAAAGAAGTCATCCTCATGCATTTGAGAATAACCACGATAAAAGGTTTTAGGGAGTCCAGGATAACGACGCTTCATCAATTTCTCGATGCGAGCATCTTCAACTACGTTCACATAACCTGGAGGAATTTTACGATCAACAATCCAATTGACATCGGGGGTGTAAAGAGCATGTCCAACTTCATGGGCAACGAGGAGATCAAATACTTCTTCAGATGCTCGATCCCACATTGGGAGAGTTAGAACACGGGTTTGAACATTGAATTGAGCAGTTTGGCACTTGCGGTGCTCAACAATCAAGTTTTCAGTTGCAAGGATGCGGGCAACGCCGCCCTTTACTTCATAGTTGACAGACATGGTGGGTTCGTTCGACTGAAATCAGTATACACGAAAAAACCTCCCGTTTCGGGGAGGTCATGTGACACTTTTTAAAGTGTCTCAGTCGTGCTTTTGCTTGTCGGAGTGCCTGAGGTTTCAGTTTCCGTTTTTGATCCTTCTTGGAATGATGTTGCCAATTAGGGACTTTCATGTTAGGTAGTCGGCCAGTCGATGACCGTGCGAATTTCTTGATTGTAGGACCAGACAGATTTTAGCATATCGGCATTGACTCCGTGGGATTCCATCTGAACTATCAGGGAATTCAGATCTTTCGGGAAGCATGTTCCTCCAAAACCTCTGTCATTGTCAATACCAGGGACTTTTGTGTGGGATGATCCGATTCTGCTGTCTGTGGTGACACCATTGCATACTGTATCATAATCCATTCCAGTTGCTTGGCACAAGTCATAGATCTTATTGAAATATGCTACCTTATATGCTAAGAAACTATTTGCAAAGTATTTAATTGCCTCACTCTCATCGGATGTTGTGTAGATAGAAGGAATGTAATGAAAAGTATTCACAAATAAGGTATCAACCTTTTCTACCAATTTAAGATCACCACCAATAACATTTCTCTCAGAGTTTTTAAAGTCCTCCACTGCATTTCTTGCAGTCAAAAACTCTGGATTATGAACAACATTAAATCCCATTTGAGAATACTTTTTAGTAGTTCCAATTGGAACTGTGGATTTAATGATAAATATGCCATTTATATTTGTGGAGCAAGTAGCAAAAAAGTTATCTAAAATAGAAAGGTCGCACTGCCCGCCAGATTTCATTGGTGTTGGAAGACAAACAAAAATAAAATCACATGATAATACTTCAGACAATGTATTAAGTGATCTATTTGCATCAACATCATAAACTTTACAGGTTACTTTATCCCTAAAGTTTTGATATACTGCATTTCCAACAAATCCGTTTCCAATAATTCCTACAGTTACAATTTCAGTTAGTTTACTCATTTTACAACTCTACTAAATCCTTTATACTTTTCAAATTTTAGCACACTTTCAAACCTATCTTCCATACCAACTTTATGAGATATGACAAAAGTGTTTGCATCTTGAACAACATAACGAAGAATTTTAATAAATTCTTCAGTTCCATTACCATCAAGAGAACTATCAAATACCTCATCCATAATTAATAGATTAGTATTTGTAGAATTTTTAAATTTAGCAACTTCTCTCCAAGTGAACAAAAGTGCTAAGTCAATTCTTTGTCGTTCACCTTCACTAAAAGACCCATAGGTAAAATCTTCGTGAATCGGTGATTGAATCGTTTCGTTAAACTCTTCATCAAGAGAAAAATTGATATAAAAATCCATCATCTGAAGATATCTATTCACCTGTTGGTTAATGAATGGTAGATATTTTTTGATGATTTGAGTTTTTACTCCCGAATCCTTTAAAAGACTATAACAATATTCATAGTATGAATTTGTTTCCTTTTTCTCGGACAATTCTTCAAAAATAGTATTAAGTCTTTTCTTAAAATCCTCTAACTTTTCATATTCAGAATTTTCATTTTCCAGGTCATTGGTAATTCTTTGAATTTCTTTTTCATTATCTCTGATTCTCCGTTGGAATCCAGTGATCCTAAGATTATTTTGAGAAATTTCATGTGTTAAGTTAGTGACTTCTTTTGAAATTTGAAGGAAATGATCTTCTTTAATTTCTTCATCACGAATAGTCTGCTCAAGTTCTTCATAACCAGATTGCAGTTCTTTTGCCTTGTTTATGGCATCACTAATTCTATTTAATCTAAAAGATTCTTCTATATTTTGTGTGCAGGTAGGGCATACCGAATTATTACGGAAAAACTCATGCTCTTCAGTAATCGTTACTACTTTTTGTGACAACTTACCTTTAATATTTGTAAGTTTTTTTAAAGTGTCTTTAGAATACGAAAGTTCTTCCATCTTATTTTGAAGATAGATAATTTCTTCTTCATACTTATTATTATAAGATATTGACACTTTTTCTTGAGATATGATCTCTTCAATTTCTTGTTCTAATTCTTTAACTTTATTATTTCCTTCATTTTTAATTTTTTTAATAAAATCTTCCTGCATTTCAACTTTGTCTCTCAAAGAATCTCTTTTGAGTTCTAAAGTTCTAATTTCATCTTTAGTCAATTTTATTTTATCTTTAATCAATGAATTCATTGAAGAAAAGATTTTAATGTCAAGAAGATCTTCAATAACTTCTCTACGATTAACAGAAGTTAACTGCATAAATGGAACAAAATTACTGCTTCCAATAATTACCACTTGAGTGAATGATTTATAATTCATTTTAAGAACAGTTTGTTCAAACCACTTTTGCTGTTCTGCGGATGAATGTTGCTGATCCAACTCTTTGCCATTTCTTTCAATAACAAATATTGAAGGTTTTATTCCCCTTTTAACTTTCCAATTTACAGATCCAATTTTGAATTCAATTTCAACAACACACTCTTTTTCATTTGTAGAATTGATCAATTGTGGTTTGTTAATTCCACGAAAAGATTTACCAAATAAAACAAATGTGAGAGCATCCAAAATAGTACTTTTTCCTGCACCATTTTGACCAACAATTAATGTTGTTTGATCTTTTAAAAAATTAACTTCAATAAACTGATCTCCAGTGCTTAAAAAGTTTTTCCATCGAATTGTTTCAAATAAAATCATTTTCTTCTTCGTCAGGAGGAATTACAAAATCATGTTGTGAAAATATATTATACTCATAATCATGTTCTCTACATGCAGTCAGTATTGCGTCATCATCAACTTCAATAACGTGCATGGGAGGATAGTTTCTATCATCTTCTAACATCATGGCAAATCGAATTGCATCATCTTCTTCTTCAAAAATGTAAAGAACTTGTTCTCCATGTTCATTTGTGACTGAATAAGCGCCTTCTTCTTCTCTACCATCCAATGTTATTATATACATGTTAAATCATCTCGCACGACTCCTTGTAGATTTCCCTGATAATAGATCTAATTTTAGATTTATCCATATCAATTTCAGAATCCTGAATATATCTATCTAAGATAGAGACCGTATCTTCAGATTCAATATCTTCTTCAAAGTCTTTAATATTGATTTCAAAATTTTCAACAATTTTAACTTCTGCCGGATTTTGAGAATACAAATTATCTAAAAATTTTTCAAACTTAAGTTGATTATCTTTTTGCTTTACAATAACTTTTACAATTTTATTTTCGTAATCGTTATTTTCAATTGGAGTTGTATCTTCTCCATAATAAACAATTTCAAAAATATTATAAGGATTATCTATGGATTGATGTTTAAGAGTTTCTGTATCAAAGATTGTGAATCCTCTCTTATCGTAAACATCAGTCCAATAAATTTCATATGGATTTCCTAAGTAGAAAATTTTTCCATCATTCGATCTAGTGTGATAGTGTCCCGAGTAGACACGTTTGAACTTTTTAAATAATTTGCTTGAAAGACCATGCTCCATGACGATTTGCGAATTAACTCTAAATCCCGAGAACTCAAGGTGCCCCATCGCACAAATGCAAGATGTAGTTTCAATAAGTGAGTAAGTTTCTTTTTCATTTTCTTCATTTATCCATGGCAATAACAAAACATCAAGATTTCCAATCTTAATTTCTGTTGGGTTACTGTATACTGTTATATTTGAATATTCTCTTAGAAGCAAATCTACTGCATTAATTTCATTTGTATTCTTATAATAAGCAGTATGATTTCCAACAATTGTATGAACCTTTACCCCCATTTCTTGGAGTTTATCATAGTAATGATTTTTTGCCCAAGCAAGAGCAGAAAAATCAATTCCTTTACGACTATCAAAGGTATCACCCATGTCTATGACAGTGGCAATACCTTCGGATTCTAGTGTTGGGAAAAAAACATTTTCATAAAATTTTAGAAAATGCTCATGAAACATTTTAGAGTTTTTCCTTGCTCCAAAGTGTTGATCAGTAATAATTGCTACTTTCATTCAATTACGAAGTTTTGAGTGAACAGAGTCCTTAATAGAATTATAGTCGCTATAGTTCATTCCGTCAATACTGGAATCATCATGAAACACTTCATCATATCCAGTTCGTTCAAGAATTTTATTTTTAATTTCTAGTTGACGCTTTTCTCTTTGAATTCTTCTCAAAAATGCGTAGTGAATAATTTGAGTAAAATATGCAAATGGATTCTTTGATTTTTCTGGATTAAAATTATGAATATATTGAATACAATTCTCAATCCCATCAGAAATCATATCATCTTTAAAAATATAATTTACAAAATTAGGTTTGAAAGATAGATGAGTAGCAATCTTTAAGAAACATTCTCCAAGATAATTGTTTATTCTTGGTTTTGGATCACCTCTTTGCTCCGCTAAATCAACTTCTTCTCTATATTTGATCAGAGCTTCCAAAAAATCTTTGTTATTAACGTAATGAACTGACCTCTTCCTCTTAGTCATGATACTGCCGTATGCCATAAAAATTACTAATTTACTATGTAGACATCATAACATTTTAACATCAATATTGCAAGTACTTGACAAATGGGCAAAAAGCAAGTAGACTAGGTTTGTCGCCTTTGAGATAATTTAATATCTTTAAATACTTGGTTTATCTGGGGATTTTTTATAGATCTTTTCAAGGAGATTTTTTGCTTCCTTTATATTAGCAATGTAACCCATCTTTCTAGTCACATTACCTTTACTGAGTTTTTTGTGTTTTATACTTTGATACTTATCTACAAATGATTGATGCAATTGTATCATTTCAGTATCAGTACTTTCGCAAATAGTAATTACTCTTTCCATATTTACCATAATTAAATCTTCTCTTGAAGTTTTTAACCATGGTTCTATTTTATATCCACACATTCCATTTCTGTTTTTAATTTCAGAGAATGTTACAGGATTATTTAAAAGTAAATTAATATTTTCATTTTCTATGCAAGGCATTACTCTTGCGAATACTTCTTCACCACTGATTAATTTTATTGATGCATAAAAATCATCTTCCATCATATTAGGTTCCTCCTATATTGATTGGTATTATTTCATAGTTAAAATCTTCTTCGACATAAATTTTAATTCTTTCTATAAAATGATTTAATGTATAGTTTTTCTTTGAATTGTATGTAGTATCATCTGCAATGTCATAAAGGGTTGCTTTATCTTTGTCTTTACCCTTTCTTAAAACTCTTCCAATACTTTGAAGATTTCTTATTCTTGATTTACTAGGTGATGCAAAAATTATATTGTGAAGTCTTTTTATAGAAATTCCAGTGCTAAACACTCCATAAGAAGCAACAATAATCGCATTATCTTCTTGTTCAGTAATTTGCCTTATTGCTTCTCGTTCTTCTGCATCTACTCCACCATGAACGAAGAAAACCTTTCGACTTTCTTCCTTACGATTATTTATTAAATCAAATAGTATCTGTCCGTGAGTTTCTACTCTTGAAAATAAAACAAGAGTATTTCCTTTTAAACTAAGAGCAAGATTTCGTATAAATTTATTTCTCTTGTCATTAGTAATTAAAAATTGTATTTCATCCTCATACGTATCAAATTTTTGAGGTTTATGTTTTAATAGTAAGCAGTTAATATCAAGTTGAGATGCTCTTCCCTTCTCAATCATCTCAGATGTTCCAATAGTTTTATACTGCGGTCCAAATAAACCACAAACAACCCACTCATGGGTATTACTTCCAGAAAGAGTTCCAGTAAATCCAAAACGATACTTTGCATTATGACATTTTTTCATAATGTCTATTAATGATTTGGACTTGGCAGTATGCGCCTCATCTACAATTACACAGTCATAATTTTCAAAGAAACTTTTTGGTAAAGTATATAAAGATTGCCATGTGGAAAGAGTAACGGGCATGTCCGTATTTTTCTCTTTACCCGAATAAATCAAATGGCAATATTCATCAGCATTCCAACCATAATCCTTAAAGTCATTAAACATTTGACGGACAAGTGATGTAGTTGGAAAAACAATAAGAATCCTTTTCCCCTTTGCAACATAATATCTTATGATCGAATAAATCATTAAAGACTTACCAGATGCAGTTGGACTCAGTATAAGTTTTCTATTGTACCTCAGACACTCATAAACACCGTTAATTTGATAGTCATAGGGAATGTGACTACAAATACTTTTCATGTAGTCTGCAACCCCTTCTGGGCATATCTCATCGTTTACTTCAAATGGAAGACCATAATATTTGTTTTCTTTAAACGTATAATCGTAATCATATTTTTTTAACTTAGCAATTACTTTATCAAGAAGTCCAGCATAAACTTCTCCAGTATGAGTACTAAGTAACCTTATTTTCCCATCCCAATACTTATTTCTCATATGCGGCATAAACTTTGCCCCATCAACATCAAATGTGAAATGAGGTTCTAAGTCATATAAAACATGAGGTTCACATTCCAACTTAATGTAAACCTCATTCTTTTTTGTGATTGTCACATTAGTCATAAAGTATTGCTATAACTAATGTATTTAGATTTGTTATCCCAACCCACTCATGAATTTTTGATATTCAATTGCATTTTTAATTTGATAAGTGCGATTATGGATTGTTTTAATTATATCTTCCAAATATCGAAGCATAATGTCATAATATTCTACTTTAAGTGAGATCTGAGAAAGTGATTCATCGGCATCCAAATATTGTCGTAAAGTTTCTTTATCACGGATTTTTTTAGGGAATGGATTTTCCACATACTCATCAGGATCCGCTTTTCCAGTATAATACTCATGACGATTTTTTCTTACTGTTTTTTTCTTATTTTCTGCGTTTGTTCTGAGAATTGTTATTTTATTATATAAATCAAAATATTTTGAATGCAATACGGGAATATTTAAAGATTCTGTATGAAGATTATCTATATCTATTTTTGAATCTTTTTCCCACATTGACTGTATAAGATCTAAATCAATTGCCATAATTAACTATATCGTTTTGGTTTAATGTATCCTTTTTCATCTGCTATATTATACATCATATATTTAAAACTCACACTAGCAGTAAAGTACTCTTCATCTGTATTTGTTGCATCAAAAGAAAGTTCCGATAATCTATATGGGAACATTTTTCTAAATCTTATTTGATGATTCAACCTGAAATTACTATTCAATATGAATAAAGTTCCATCAGAATACAAATTCATATTTGCATCTAAACCGCCATAAAGATAACTATCTGGGTCATTTTGCCAATCATATATTTCTTCTAAACTCTCAGGAAATCCCAATCCTCTCATCCAAAATTGAATTTCCATGAAGTTTGTCAGATCTTCATCCACTATAAAATCCATTTGAAAATCTTCAAATATCATATTATCCCCAGGATGAGGAATTGGATTTGTAAGATAATTTGATTGATTTGCAACTCCTAGAGTGATTCCAGGTATATTTGCTTTATTGCAAAAGAAGGCTGTCTTTGGAGCACGACTCAAAACAAATTTAAATCCAGTACTTGAAAGATAGTTTCTATTTTCTATTTGACCTCTTCTACCTTTTGGTTTATCTTCCATGGTATTTTTTAACTATTTAGAATAAAAAAGGGGGTCCGAAGACCCCCCAAGAAAACCTAGTGAACCTAATGGATCACATGAGGTTGTTAACACGTACTCTTCTGTAGTAACGGTTTGTACCTGTTTGCAGTCTTCCGAGACCCTGGGCAGTTCCTTCTGCGAATGGATTAGCGACCATGCCGTAGCGGGTCTTAAATCCGATTTTTGGTTGGAAGGTGTTCTCACCAACGGCACGTACCATTTGGAGAGGAACATATGGGCAATAGAAAAGTCCTGCGTCATAAGGTGAAGAACCCTTATAACCAATAACGTAGTACTGTGAAGCAGCGTTATTAGCAGAATATGGGTCAATATATACGCGGAATTTGCCCATCAGAACACCAGCGAAGGTGTTACCAGTGTCATCAACATTCAGGTTTGCGTTGAGTGCTGGGGTGTAGTCAAGTACTCCTGCCATGGTGAGTGCTGAAGCAACGTCAGCAGAGCACATGATTACATTGCCCTTTCCTCTACGAGTTCTCTGTGCAATCTGGTTTGCATCACGCTCGATTTGGAACAGCAGACCTTTGAACTTCTCAACTGACCAACGACCGTTGGAGTCAACGTCAAGGTCAAATACACCTGCGGTTGCGGTGTTCAGAGTTGCACCCTGCTCAGCAACCTTGTAGATGGTTCTGATGACTTCACGGTTGATTTCAGCAAGAATCTCAGTTGACAGAATGTTTGCCAACTCAGCTTCTGCATTCAGACCGTGGATTGCCTTCAGGTCTTGAGCAAGTTCAAGGCTGTATTCTGCCTTCAGTGCTCTTGACTTGGCCTCAACAAGAACTTTCTCGATTGAGAAAGCCATTTCGTTGAACTGGTTACCAGTACCGTTGCCGAGATTCTCAGCATCAGCGGTATTCATACCCTGACCAACGTTATATCCAGTTTCTGATCCATTTGGATTCAGAAGACCAGGATTATCTCCTGTTTGTGGTCCTGTAGTACCGAGACCTACAGCAGCTCCATTTCCTGCGTTTCTGGTGTAATCGCCAAGATCGTTATCGAATCCGTCATCTTGACCAGAGTATGCAGTGTTTGGCTCATTGAACAGTGCTTCTGTTCCGTTCTGATCTTCATAACGTGCTCTCATCGCAAAGATGAGTCCTGTTGGTCCGTTCATTGGTTGAACACCAGCGAGGTCATAAGCGACCAGGTTTGGCATTGAACGACGGATCAGTGAAATCAGTACGGGATCGAAACCTGCTACTGGACCAGCAGCATCGGCGGATCCACCGAAACCAGGGCCACCAACACCGTTAACAACTGGACCTGATCCAGTGTTGACAGTTGGGGTCTCGGTCAGGAGTCCACCTGCATTGAAAGCAGATTGCTCTCTTAAAAATCTTTCTTGGTTCTCAAGCAGAACAGCGGTTACAGCCTTTCTGTGGGAGTCTTTGATTGCTTCGCAACCTTCGTGCTCCAGAAGAGGTGCCCACTTCTTCTGCAGTGCTTCTGATTGAAACATTGCTTTTTACCTTTTACTAAAGTGCGTTTGTTTTGTTGTTAATATTAAATTCAGTTTTTTGCAACTGAGTTCAGTGCTCTCATATAAGCCTCCATTCCTGGAGAAACCATTTCTGGAGTAGAATCTACTCCTTCTGAGAGAGTCTCTGTTGTTGCCTTTGGAGCTTTCTGTGCTGTGAAATAAGATTCTTTCAGCATCTCCAACTTTTCACGATATTGTTCTTCACTTTCAAACTCAACACTTTCAGCAAGTGAAGCGAGCTTTTCTTTCTGGCTCAGGGCAAGTCCCTCAGCAACATTATCAAAGATTCCGTCAGCAACCGACTCTGCGAGGCGCTTGTTAAGGGAAACATTCTTCTCAATTTGCTCGTTGAGTTTTGTCTCCATTTCATCAAGTTTGTCTACCATACTCTCAAGGACATCATATTTCTCTTCAGGGATTTCTACATAATGTGCTTCAAAAAGACCCTTCATACCAGTAATGAAGGATTCGGTCATTTCTGTTCTAATGCCTTGCTCAACTGCAAGTGCATTTTCCTCTAACCATTCTTGAGCAACGTACTCAAGATATGAATCAACACGCTCTTCAAGAACAGACTTGATTTCAGCAACTTCTTCTACAAGTCTCTCTTCGTATTGTGCTTCAAGAGACTCACGGATTTCAGTTACCTTTGAACGAAGTGCTGCTTCAAAGATTGTACGTGCTTTTTCTTGGAATTCTTCGGAGAGTTCCTCACCATCAAGAAGAGCATGAACATCTTCTTCGATGTCAAACTCTTCCTTCTTCATTTCATCTTCATCATCTTCATCATCTTCCTTCTTGGACTTTTTCTTGCCCTCTTCCTTTTCGTCCTCATCCTTTTCGTCTTCTTCTTCCTTTTCAGCCTCAGAGATTACCTCTTCATCCTCAAGGAATTCTTCGACCATTTCATCATCCAGTTCTTCTTCTTCTTTAACTGGATTTGCCATTTTCTTCATTCCTTCTCCAGCACTGCGAGAAACTGAAGAACCTCCTGTTGTTGCATAAGCAGGAGCTTTCTTCATTCCTTCTGCTGCCTTTGAACCTTTGTTGACTACATCTCTAACTTGCTTTAATGGGGTAGATGCATCTCCAAGTTTTGCTGGTCCATTTTCGTCATTAGTATAATTATCTGGTGTTGGTCCACCAAGATCTTGCCAGCTTGTTGATTGACCATCTGGAATTCCAGTAGTCAACTTCTTCATAGGTTCTGCACCTTTTGCTCCAGTATTGACAGCAGTTTTGGATTGTGTAGTGCCTGCTTCCATTTCCTGTAAATTTCTACCACGGGACATTTGAACTCTCCGTAAACTCGTATAAGTTAAACTATATTTATTTATAAAATTATTTAATTACAAAGAATTGAGAAACTCATTGAAAAGACTGAGTGCTTGCTCATTTAAAGCACGTTCTCTTGCAAGTTTGTCAATTCTTTTTTGTAAACTCTCTACTTTTTGCTCAGAAACACCACTATTCCAAACCCACTCAACACCTTCCATGATGCCATTTACAAAAGCATCTGGTGCTGATGGGTCGGCAACGATGTCTGCTGCAGTTGCTAACATGAAGTCATCATTAACAACTTTGACTCCATTTTTCTCTACAAGAGAACCAACTCCTCTTGAAGAAACTCCAAGTTTTACACCTTCCCCAATTAAAGAAGATGCAATTTTACCCATAGGAGTATCAAGGATTTTTGCCTTTCCGACAAAGTTTGTCCCATCTTCCTTTAAGGATGTAATCATATGTGAAACTCTATCGAGATTCACAGTAGGTCCATCAGGATGTCCGAGTTCTCCAAGAGCACGTCCTTTTTCAACATATTCTGCATTATATCTCTTAACTTCTCTTTGAAGAGTCTCCATGGGATACATACGACCGTTACGGTTTTTTATATTTCCTTGGAGAAAAGTTCCTTCGATATGAAGGGTTTTCTTTCCATTTTTTTCCTCAGTAATAAAATTTACTGATTCTATTTCTTCTTTGATTAGTTTCATGAGATTAATTTGTGAATCCTACGTTAGTTGCATATACTGGATCACCAGAGGCAACAGTAATAGTGGTTGCTGGTGCTTTTTGGAGTAAAACCCTCTCGCCCGCTGCAATATAAACATCTGTCCCATCTGGACTCAGTGCAACACTAACTGCTGATGCTTGTGTATTAACAAGAGACACTAATGTTGCTCCAATGGAACTGAGATCTGGAACAGAACTAGCAGATCCAACAATATTTACAGCAACACCTTTGGGCTTAATGATCATGATTATAATTAACGATTTTTATAATATTATTTATAGAACGGTATATTTATAAACTATTCTTCTTCATACTCTGGCGATACGAATAAAGATGCTGCAATATCTGGTTTTATATTTTCAATTTTTTCTGCTGCTCTTGCAAATAAAGAATCTTTAATTGCGTCACTAATCTCCGATGGAGACTCGTCATAAGTAATTAAATCAACAATGTTTTCCATAATTGTTTTTCTGTGTTTTCGTGTTATTTATGAGATTTTATATCTTTTAGGAACTAAAAGAACTTGTTCATGATACGAAAGATTATCAAATCTTAAAAAATTCTTGCCATTTAAATGAATTTTATGCTCTGGAAAGTGTTTAGTTACATAATCTTCCCAGTCATTACAAGAGTTATTTTCACTGTCATGAAATTCTATGTTTATAAAAGGAACTTTTTTTAACATGGTTGAATTTTCAATAATGTTATATTCTGCTCCTTCAACATCCAGTTTTAAAAAATCTGGTACAGGAAATTTTTCTAAGGTTGTAGTCGGTACTTCATATCCATGATTAGAATTATGAAATCCACCCAGATTTCCATCTTCAGAAGTTAATAATAATGAATCTTTTCCGTAATAAATTGCATCTGTACATACTTGTATCCTTGGTTCATCACAAAATCTAAAATTAATAAAATGATAGTTTTTTGGAACGGGTTCAATAATAATTGTTTGCTCCAACGTATCAATAAATTCTAATAATAGTTTTGATACATGTCCATTACAACCACCAACATCAATCATGGATTCAATCTTTGCTTTTTTTAAGAAGTCAATTAAGGCCTCAAAAAATTTTCCATTGACCCATTCAAAATGACTATAAATCATATGTCCCAATGCTGTATGGGTAGCATTATGATAGTCTTTTACATTTGATATCCCAAAGAAAAAGTCTTCAACAGGATCTAAATTATCTTTAATTTCTTTTCCCATAATATAAAAAAATATTAAATTATTTCATTCTTATTGATGGTGGTTCTGCGACTTTACCATTGACTTCTGGTGTTTTTCCATCCAGTGGAACTTTTCCCGATGCTCCATTTATATTATCTGCACCAGGAACCACAGATGGATCCATAGGCAATCCAGTTTCTGGATCAACTAATGCATTTGGATCTGGAATAATACCTTTAGAAATTTCTTTTTTAATCTTTGCATCTTCTTCTTTAATTTCACCGTCAGTTTGCTTGAGAATTTGAGTTCTTACATATTCTTGTGAGAAATATTTACCGATATAAGGTTCTGCAGTTGCCGCAAGATTCAATCTTTCAGTCATTAACTCTGCATCTTTAAGCTCTGAGAAGTGATTGTCATATAAGA